ATTCGAGAGGGGGGCCGCTTTTAACGACCCCTCCCCCCCTACGTCAACTCTACTTCCCGCACCCTCTTGAGATGCACACCAGACACGTTGAGTGTGACGATTTCATCAATCGCGTCTTCGATAGCTTGTTGTTGGTCTGCTTCGGAGATCTCGTCACTTGTTACAACGATCCTAGCCAGGAGGCCTGGTGTGTTGTAGCCAGCACGTAGGTCCCACATCATCCACTTGTTGAACTCATCAAATGGATCATATGGATTGTCAACTGTAGTAAGCATAGCTACTATCATTCTAACCTCCTGCCTTGACTGCTTCCTTTAAGGTAGTCAGTGAGACACCCAATTGATCAGCCACCTCTGCCTGGGTGAATCCCTTAGCAAGCATCGCCTGAGCACGGGCGGTCTTAGAAGGAGTCATTTTGAGCACTGATCTTGGGGTGGCGAGTTCTCTTACACGATCGTCGTCTGCATGGGTCAAGATCTGGGTTAATTTGTTGTTGCTAATAGCGCCAGCTTGAATTGCTTCCCATTCAGGGCCGGTTATGTAGATACGGGTCTTTCCTGCACCGGTGCGGGCTCGAGCTTCATTCAACGCTTTGGTTCTAATTTTTTTGAGCTCGGATCTATCCATGCCGGGGTTAGACCGGACCTTTTGTGAGACGGTGGCGTTTGCTAGGACCTGGGCGTTTCTTTCGACAGGCGCGTTCTTCAAAGCAAGATTTAGTTTCGCTTCGAGGGTGTTTACTTGATGCGCATAGGTAGTTTTAGCTGTTGATGACCACTTAGTGTTAGGTGTGGACACCAGCTCACGCCTTGCCTTGTTAGCCATAGCCTTCAAGGTGTTGGAATGATCAGCATAGATCCTCTCAATCTTAGTACCAGCAGTAGACACTAGTGTGTGTGCATCATCTGTCTCTGCTAACTTCTCTGATTGACGGGTTCTAATGACAGTCTTACCTTGCTTGTTGACGAAAGGCTCAGGATCCTCAAACACCTTCTTACCTGTAGCCTTATCGATTGAGCCACCCTTTGCTGCTGACCTAGGTTTCACATCAGGAACGTCTATCCGAGATCCTGCTCTCGAGATCAGAGTTGCTGCTGATCCACCCTTCTTGCCTTGATACTTTTCCTGTAGTTGGGAGATTCCATTGTCGATCGCAGATTGCTTGTAGTTCAGGTTATGCTTCTCTGCATCGATGACCACCATGGAATGTTTCACAGCTCGCGCGATTTCACTGTGAGGCGCGCCTTTAATGGTCATGTCTGTGATCAGATTAGAAACTACTCCCATTTGAGTTTGTTTAGTAGATGGGGCGATTGGCTTCATTCCAGGATATGGAGGGTAACTCTTAATCGGATCGAAGTCCTTAAGCTCTTCCAATGAAGAAGAAGTCTTAATCTTCCCATGATGATTTGGAATAACTAGAACAACATCTCCATCGAAGTCTGCTCCAGACAATCTTTGTGCCACCTTGTGATTGATACCCACAACATCTGGCGCATCTGTTCCCAGAAGAGACCTAGCCTCACGGTTTCTGTTATTGACAGTCAATTCTGGAATTTCGAATGTTCCTCCGTGTGGGTGTCGAATAAGAACTACTCGTTCACCATTCTGGTACCCAGGAGCATAGACTTCATTCTCCTTAAGTGAGTTCACGGGCATGATCACATGGCTCGCTTGACGGGGTAGTGCTTGAGCCTTCAAGTTCACAGAAGCAGAGTCTGCTGAATCCGCAAACTCTTCAAGGAGCTTCTTACGAACAGCAGGGTTGGTAAGAGCCATGATTTCGTCGAGCTCTTGTTGCTTCTGCTTGGCTACATGTCCAAGCTGTTCTCGAGCAACAGTGGGGGATTGTTTTGACAGAACCTGAGAAGAAAGACTGCGAGACCAAGTCTCCCAAGTACCTTCCTCATTAACCAGATTCATAGCCGACGAAACCTTCTTGCCACCCTTACCGTCATCCTCAAGAACTTGGCGACGAATAACCGAACCAAATGGTAGATCAGGATCAACATCACCAGTCTCTTTGTCTCGCTTAAGAGGCTTGAGTGCGTCATGCTTACTACCAGTACTTGACTTGTTGGTGTTGAACTGCAGATCTACTCCATCAGGAAGATCTTCCTTGTAAACCGCCATACCTTTGATGTAGTGCGTACCATCGATGGTGATACGAACCTGAGCGTAGCGGTTACCGTCAAGGCTAATATCTTTCACGCCAGGACGGACATACACAACACCGTCGGCTTTTGCTCCACCATCTTCAGCGTAGTTGATCGCTAAACGCTTAGAACTGATAGACAGCGGAGGACGGAATGGTTCGAACGTACGCCCACCATCCTCTGAGAAACCAGCGATGGAGTGGATGCTATTCTTTTGTGCAACAGCATCACGGTATGTGGTCCCTGGAGGAGCAACAACCTTGACCGTGGTCTTACCTTTAGTACCGAGCTGATCGACCTGGACCGAGTGGATTTCATAACCTTGCTCTTTGAGTCGAGCTATGGCGGTATCCAACTTGGTACGGCTGATTCCTAGGTGCCTCTCAACACCGACACCTACGTCGGTGATACCATGCGCATCCACTTCACTCTTAACGAGATTAGAAGTGGACACTAGGACATCATTCTTGTCTTTAGCGCCAGGAGCTAATAGAGCACGAACCGAAGATTCGTTAATCCCCATTCTCCTACCGATAGCGCTATTCGACCAGTCTTTGTCTTTAAGGCGCTGAGCCATAGCTTGGTCAGCAGCCTTGATTTCATTTCGTGCGATGGAGTTCGCGGCTCGGAGTTCGGAGGTATTCATACCGAATCCTTCAGCGATCTTCGGATCGCTCATGCCTTGCTTTCGTAATTCTCGAACCATGTCCAAGAAGGAGCGACTACGACTCGTAACGCTCCCACCAGAACCCCAAGGATAACGACCAGAACGCCGCAGGATACCATAGTGGGCAAGTTCTCCTGGACCTACTTTGATCATGCGGCTTCCTCCATTCGCATCTGAGTGATTCTCTTGTTGAAAGTTACAATCCGATCCATGATGTGAGTAATTGTGTCTGCGTTACCATCATAGACTCGGACTTCGTTGTTCTGGTAGATACGGAATTCCATCTGGATTGCCGTTGGTCTCTCGTTGTACTCCAGACAGAATATAGCTGCATATACCTCAAGCTGATGTACTGAGGTCTCAGTCGTACCAGTCTTGAGGTCGTGAATCCTAAGCATCTTAAGCTTAGGGCGCCAGCTGATTGCGTCGGTTGTGCCGTAGCAGTTAGGTGAATAATAGAGAACCTGCTCTGGCACCATGCGGTAGCCAATGGCGTCGTTCACGTAAGAGTTCAAGGTCTTCTTCGAATTGGGTAAGCGAACACCCAAACGAATCAAGTTCTTGGCTAATTCATGAAGTTCAATTCCACGCTTGGCTGCCAAGGATTGGAGAAATATACGATCGAGTTTCTCCTCGTCGTAGTTTATCCAATGGTAATTACTAGGACTCAGGAACGAATGCGTCCCCATGACGTTCAAGTGCGTATTGAAGAGCATCTAAGATCTCCGCTTCATTCTCGGGAAATATGAATGCCCCAAACCACATATCGTTAGCCAGACCCACATAGTATTCTTGGTTCGGTTGTTGTGGGGCATCAGCTGAGGATTTAACCTCAAGCATAGCCCAACGACCTCGCCATAAGATTGTGAGATCGGGTATACCTTGAATGTAGTCCGAGTCGTTCTTCAAGATAAGACATCCCGGGAATAGACGGTAGAGTTTCTTAATCAGCCGAGCTTGGTAAACACTCTCGAGCATTACAACTCCAAACCGAAACATAGAGGGAATGTAGAAAACGCATATTCTACTTCCTTCTATTATAGGCCATGTATAGCTCGCGCGTAAGTAAGTTTTTCTGGTGTACCCATAGCGCCATAGCCTGGGAAGTAAGCTACGTCAGAGCCATACAATAGGTCAAATAATACAGAAGGAAGCATGAGTACAGCACTAGCCATTTGTCCGACGGATTCGAACACAAGACCTTTGTAATCGCTGTAGATCAATCGACGATCATGGACGTGCGGATATTGCATCTCCTTCATAAAGCAAACCACAAACCATCTTGGCTTCCAGACCAAGTTATCTGCGGCGCAGTTAGCTCTATCTCCGTCGCGATGGAGAATCGAAGTGTTGGGATCTTCGGATTCAGGCAAGAACGTCTCGGCTACTAAGCGAGGCAGAGCACGAGTTGTCGTTCTCCTAGCAGATCTGAGATCTACAGTATACCAACCGTTAGTTGGGTTTCGAGTAGCCTTAAGTATCCTCCCTGTATGGTTGTTGCGAACACGACCGTAGTTACTGACGCTATAAACAGGGTGATCCTCGATTACCCTGAATTCTTCCTCCATGGTGCTCCAATCTGCCAAATCCAAAAATTTTGGCCAAAAAGCTTTTTACAAAACACGTTCTTTGTAAGTAAACTTACCTTAATTACTTACTAAAGTCAGGCGATATAAAAGACTTTTGGGGTCGTTTTTGACAGAAATGGCAAGAACACTGCCGGACATGCCTGTTTTATACACATTAATACCGATGTGTTCCGTGCCCGTTTTATACACATTGGTACCAGTATCACCCTATGCTTCCACCCAGACCCCATTTTATACACATTGATACCAGTATCGCCCGATGCTTCCACCCAGACCCTAGATTGTCCTATAATATGCCGATTCGTTGAACGACCTCTTTTCGTCCAGAGCCTCACCCACAGCTTTGTCAATTAACGACGTTCCTTTCAAAACGTAGTACCAAAGATCCACATATGGGGTGTTTAGGCGATCGATCCTACCATGTGCCTGATGGTATAGTTTGTACGAGTATGGGAGGGAGTAGAAACACATCGCGTCAGTGGTCACGCAATTCCATCCCTCCGCACCCGCAGCGTATTGCACAAGATATACCCACCGATCGGTCTCCGGAATCGGCTCGTGTTTGTGTCCGTTCCACTCAGCTATCTGAAAACTGAACCTCTCGGGCGAGTTCTCGCTCATCGTCTGGGGGTCCAACAAGCTCTGGACAGACCCCGGGTGTTCTACATCCGTCAGCGTTCGTAACACCTCGAGCTCGTAGTCGAAGTTGTAGAACACAATGATGCGAGGGTGGACGGTTAATAATGACTGTACCGCTTCCAGTCTTGAGGAATGTGAGTTTACAACCTTCCTCATTACACGGAACAGCTCGGCTACGTCTCGCAATGGTTTGTTGTTGAACACGTCCCACTTACGTTTCACCACCTTAGCGAATAGTTCTTCATCATGGTCCACGATCATGTCCGTAGTATGCCTGATCGTGTGTGAGAGGTAGGGCATCTCTACCAGTAAGCTATTCCGTTGCCTTACAAGGCGATTCAGGCCGGTGTAACGGTCTACCTTGGGGAACTTGGAATACGTCCTGTAGACTACGTGCTCCCGTTTGAACGCTGTCGCGTTCTCGTAGAACCCGTTCGCGACGAAGACCGGGATGTAGTCAAGCCAAGTATCTCCCGGCGTGGCAGAGAGGAGGATCCAGCGATTGCGTCTAGATATTCTAATAAAGTTTTTGACCCACTTTCCGGAGCCGACGAGTCGCTGCTCGTCGAAGATGAAGAAGGCACCGTGTATGTTCTGGTACTTGGCGATGTTGTTCCAGGAGTCGACTGTGAGTACTCCCTTTCCTCCATCTCCTTCAGGAAAGCCATAATCCCTAAAGACTCCGTACTTGGCGAACTCCCCTTCCCATTCAAGGGAGTCGCGCTTCTTGGCTGTCGTGATGACGATGACTTGGCGGGGGGCTTCTTTTTCGACGTAGTAGACGACGGCCGTGAGCGACTTACCCGTGCCGACCCCACCCCAGAGGATGTTGCCGTTTGCGAGACGGTTGAGGGCGTCGCGCTGGTGAGGATAGAGAGCTCCAGTTGAGATCGGGTCCACGTGACATCCTCCTTCTGTCGTATCGCAATTGTATGTAGAAGTTCAGACCTCGTACCGAATCCAGGTACGAGCACAGTGGATACGGACGTGGACGTATGGACCGACTCAAAAGTTGTGTCCTCCTTGTCGAGGTATTCCCAAAGCAGCTGGTCGTAGATCGGTGTCATGACTACCTCCAGTGGTCGCGTTCGTCGTTATCTGTTAAGAGAGTCTGCCAACGAACGATGTCCATACCTCGGTCAAGAGCATGGTCTTGTTTGAAGCGGTCCTTTAGCTCCGATCCGCTGTGGTACTTCTTCAGTTCACACCTACCGTGGTAGCCGGTGTAGTTCGGCTCGAGCACAGCCGGACACCTATTCCAGGGCGCTTTGTACCAGGGGAGATTAATCATCCCAACGCCCCCAGTTCTTGACGACCAGGTAGATGAAAACGATGATGAACGTAGCGATAAGACACTCCATGAATCCTCCTAGACGAAATAGTAGAGCCCTTGTGGGCTCGGGGTCTCATTATAGGCCATGTATAACCTGCGAGAAAACCAAGAGCCCTTTCGGGCCCGTGGTCTTACCTCAGAAAGCGGTGTCCAAATTTCTGGAACAGTAGTACGACGCATCCGCCGATGATCCCGCCGAGAATGACGAGTCCAACGACTTGGGATGCCTGCAGTACTCGATCTAACATGGCGATACCTTTCTGTGGGTTTCATTATAGGCCATGTATTCAGCGCGAAAACTCAGAGCCCTTGTTAGGGGGCTCCGGTTTCTCCTTCAGGTGGTAGCGGCTTTCTCCGCGCTTTCGATCAGGTTCTCGTAGCAGTCGATCTCGAACGTGACGGCTTCTTCCTCAGGTCGCTTCATGAATTCTTCAATTCCTTCATTCGATCTGACGAGTCGGTCCGCCTGCTTCGTGTAAAGGCTGTCTACAATCTCCGTCATTTCGGCGAGTGTAAGCATAGCTTCTCCTTAATAGGGGTCTCATTATAGGAGATGTTTTCCATGCGAGGACAAAAACCAGACTCCTTGTTAGGGAGCCTGGCGTGAGACTACGCGGTGAAACGGGTGACGTATTCGTCGCTGTCCGGAACCTGAACTCGGGCTTCATCAGCAGTCAAGATGTGCGGCATGTCGTTCTCGTCCACGACGAAGAATGTTACTTCTTCCTCGATTTCGGGAACGACTCCACCATTCAAGGCTGCGATGAGCCAGAGGTGTTCACGAACGATTGCGATGAGGTTCATCGGTCTTCCTTTCGTAGGGGGTCTCATTATAGGACAAGTAGAATATGCGAGGCAAAACTCAGAGCCCTTGTGGGGCTCCAAGTCTTAGGCCTCCTGCTCGATCTTCAGAATGCTCGGGTGAGTCTCGATGAAGCGACGTTGCGCCTGCCTACCAGACTCACGTGCGATGATGATCACTGCTGTAGCGATTGCTACAATAACAGTCATCTCGTACGGGCTGGCAAGAATAAGCGTAATTGGTCGGCCTCCATCGGGATTAGTCACATGTCGCATGGTCTTCCTTTCGGTAGGGGTCTCATTAGAGGATATGTGATCCACGCGAAAAACCAGAGCCCTTGTGGGGGACTCTGGCGCCTTTCTACTCGAAGCGGATGATCTCGTCGTCTTCATCGTCCTGAAGTCTGTCAAGCTCCTCGGCCGTGATCACGATGGACTGCATGTCGATGTCGCAGAGGACGTAGTAAACTACGCCTTCAACGATTTCGAAATTAGGTACATCGAGAATTGGCTTGAGGAACTCTTCACTTCCGGGCTTGATTCTGAACGCGAACATTCAATCTCCTTAGTAGTTGGGGTCTCATTAGAGGCCATGTAGGATCTGCGAAAAACTAGAGCCCTTGTTAGGGGCCCTAGCCTACTCCGTCTCTTCGGGTCCACTCAGTCTGGCAAGCAACTTCCGCATCCGCTCGGGGTTATTCGCGACGTCATTGTAGCCACGCTGGTATCCTTCCATCTCTGCCTCCGCAAGCGCCTCCTGGTGGATTTGCTGTTGGACTCTTCTGATGGTCGTATTACCGACGTAAGCTCCGATGACGCCCGCTGTAACTCCGATCACGATTGCGACAGTCTTGTCATCCATGATTGGTCCTTTCAATAGGGGGTCTCATTATAGGCTATGTAAAAACCAGAGCCCTTGGGGGGCTCTGATCTGAGGTTTACCTCTGGCTGAATTCCGGGGACACAGCGTGCTGAACAAACTGCTGCTCGTAGCGCTCGTATCCGTCCTTGCACCCTTGGATGTGGCCGTTGTTGTAGGCGACCTGCTGTTCGATCATGCGATCTAGTTTCAGGTTCTGCTTTAGAACTCGGTCCATAACCAAGGTAGTAGTGACGGCTACGACTGCTCCGGCAACGGCTGCTACAGCAGTGCTTGGGATGTCCATAGTCTTCTTCCTTTCGGTAGGTTTGGGTCTCATTATAGGCCATGTAAACCTTGCGTCCGAAAGTCAAAAACAAAACCATAAGGTCTTACTTTACTCTGGTGCGTAAAGCAGTGTGCTTATGGTCTTGGGCGATTATTGGAGTAGCCCCGCAGTTGCATAGGTGCGGGATCTTTACCATTCTCTCACTATAGCACGTGTAAATCCTGCGAGGTGAAAAACGAAAGACCGTGTTTCAGGGTACACGGCCTCTCGCTATTACCCCCGTCAAGAGTTCACAGTCATCTGCTCCCCTCTCAACGGGTTCATTATAGGGCATGTAAACCATGCGAGGGCAAAACTAGATGCCTTGCAAGTTGCATCTAGTCTTGGGAATCTCGGACACGGTGATTAGGGCCTTAGGCACTCTTTTTCATGTGCGGTCGGCTATACTTCCGTATGGGATTCTCCTCATTAGAGGATATGTAAGTTTTGCGATTAGAAAGCAGGGAGAGGTGTGTGCGCCCGGATAGGCCCCCTCCCTACTTCCTCCCTGGATCGGTCCCGTGATTAGCGGGGCTTCATCGTACTCACCTCCTGACCTCTCCTGGAAGAGGATAAACGCACGGCTTATCCTCAACCAGCAAGGGTCACGAAACAGGCGTTACCGACTTGGCTTCTGGAGCGTGAAGCTGGGTCTTCATGACCTCGGGGCGATCGTCAACAACCTTTTCAGGCGCGAGCACGAAGCCGCGGACGAAGGCCTTCTTGGTGTAGATCTTGTGACCCACGTCGGTCTTGAGCACGTAGTCGCCGACGTATGCCATCGTCTGGCGATCGCGCAGCGGACGAATCGTGGCGACCTTGATGTACAGCTTCATCTCATCGTCGGTCTGGAGAGTTCCGCCGCACCAGGTAGCAACCTCTTCGATGTTCTCGGCAGTCACCGGGACGGCCTGGACGTACAGAGGAACGTGGGTGTAGCGCTGAACTTCGAGTGTCATGTCACTTCTTCCTGTTTAGGTTTTGGTATTACTTCTTGGGGAGGAGTTGATCGAGCTGGGCGAGGATATGAGCGTACGGGTTCTTCCGCAGCTGTGCCTTCGACGGAGCGAAGGTGTAATCGCTCTGGGGCTTGCTCTTCCCGGAGATACCAGGAGCCGTCCGTACCCGAGTATCAGACGGTCGCGTCTTGTTCGCTTGCTCAGTCCGGTGGCGGGTTTGCTGCTTTGCGTAGCGAATCGAGCCTCTCTGCTTCTTGGATAGCTCGGTGTATTTCGGCTGCAGTCCTTGCACGCTGTTCTCCCAACTTGATGATTGGTTGATTCTTTTGAAGCGCCACGAACTGATCGCTGGCTTTCTTGGCTCCCCACACGAAGCCCAGGATAAAGCTCGTGATTCCGAGCATGAATAGAAGTGCGAGCCAACCCAGAGTGTTCATTTTTCGTCCTCCTTATATAAGGCAGTCACAATTAGATAGTCCATTCGAGCATTCCAGGACACATCCGCGACGATGTATCTCACCTCAAAGTCGTCGATCGCTTCACCCAATCTTGGGTAGACTGGGTGGCCGCAGCCTGTGATTCGGATGGGATAACGACGGTCTGGATGGTCTGGTCGTATCAGGACCAAATATGCGATCACCGCTCAATCGCCAGACGGTCCTCAACGACCTCAGCGTCGATGTAGTCCCGACCTCCGCCGATCTCCGGAATATCGGAGTACTCACGCATGAGCTCGTCCTCATCCATGGTCACGAACATGGTCTTGAGATATGCCGAGATCCCGTTCTCGCCACGGACAGCCCAGTGGTATGGGCGTACGATCATGTCGACCTTGGCGATATCGATCCAGTCGAGGACGTCCACCTCCACCACGGACAGGTTGGTACGGCCCTTGGAGGATATGAGGGCGATCAGAGGCGGCCGACCCTTGAAGCTGACCGAGATCTTCATGTAGTGTTTGCCAGCGACGCCCTCCTCTCGCTCCTTCAGCTGCTTGACGTTCCAGCCGTCCTTGAGGAGTGGCTCAACGAGTTCGTCTGGAATAACAACACAAAAGTTACGGTCCCCGGCTCGGTTGTATTGCGTCTCGCGCCCTTCGAAGTTCCTGAAACCTCCGCCCAGAAGCTCCGCATCACGAAAGGTGATGTTGTCGTCATTGTTCATTTTTAGTCTCCATGTCCTTGGTTGCCGCATCCGTCCCCAGCGTGGTGTTCTCCAGTAAGAGACGGACAAAGCAGATGATGGCCGAGAGGAGCATTTGCGAGATTTCTTGGGTCCTGGAACCAGGGACAAGTGCATAGGTCCAGGTTCTTGACCCTCTCGTTACGCCACTCTCGGTGGAACGAAACGATTGCCTCGCGAAGAGCGTTGGTGGCTTTGACGTTAGCCTCAACTGCTTTTCGAAAACGTTCTACTTCACTCACCATTGTGTATCACCCATGTTCCGGGCAGTATGTGGAGCAGGAATGTCTCTCCACAGGATATGTCTCGATGTTGGGATCAAATCCGATGCTGAACTTGGCGCCGTCCGTACCCACGAGAGAGTCCATGACCGCGTCTGGGATACGATCCCCTAATCGCACGAAGATCATGGTACCGTCGACGTCGGCCTCTCCGATGACGTGACGTTCGCCTAGGCCCGGATTTACCAGGTGACCGTCTTTGACCCATACGGTAAGAGGAACAGTCTTCTTACCGAGATCCGGAATATAATCTTCCGGGTCATTCGCCCCAAACATGGGGATGTTAAGAACACTCATGGGAATTTCCTTCCGCGGATTTTTTCTAGGATTTCTATTTGGTTTGGACACCGGCCGAGCTCTTTGTATAGCTCCATGAATATGACGATCAGCATCTCGTCGCGACCCATGTGAACCCCTAAAAAATCAGATACCGATTATGGATAACGTCCTCGTGGGCCTCCATGAGATCGTGTAAAGTATCTAGGGAGAAACCCCCCGGGAAATTCCTAGACCAGCCGACGACGAGAATTTGATTCTCTGAGCAGTTGATGTGATGAAGCTGATTAACGTCGTCGACCAACACCAGCCGGTATTCTTTTCGCATCTCATAACCTGGTCGGTATTCCATCAATCCTCCTACGCAGTAAATGTGGCGAACGGTCCCCAGTAGTCGATGGCCTTCTCAGCTTCATCGGCGAGGCGTTCGAAATACGACATGTCGATGTTATCCAGCGGCATGTCCTTAGCGTGTTCGGCTTCGACCCATCGGTAGTTCTTCGTCCCAGTGACGGCGTACTGCTTATCGTCCTTGATACGAAGGAGCATTCCACCACCGTGCAGAACAGGTACAAACAGACCCGTACGGCCCACGAAATGCATGTCGGTCTCGACCAGAGCCATTGGAGCGTCGAGTCCGTTGTACAGGTACATCGCTCCCTGTGTGACAGACTTCGCCTCGCAGAGGTCCTCGAAGGTGATCTCTTCCTTCGTGAACAACTTCTTGAACACGTACGGGTGCTGGAACTGTGCACCTACCGCGGTCCAATGTGGCACCAGACACTCGTCCTTACGCGCGATATAGACCGCATCGTTGACCAGACAGAACTGGTCGTAGTGATCCTTCTCCGGGTTGTACTCGAAGTCGTATCCGTACTTCTCCCCGAATATCTTGACCTGCTGGATAATCTCCGGAGTAGCGTTCGGAATCTTCACCGAGTCCGTCTTGATATGGACGACGTCGAACCCCTGTTCCTTGATGAAGAACATGAGATCAATCATGAACAGCGCCCCTCGCTTCGCTACAATATTGTCTTTGTTTCGCTTGTCCAAGAACGCGTTGTCGAACTTCGCGGACGTAAGACCATAGACAATATTGATAACGATCTTAAGAGCGTCGGCCAAACCTTTGGCTTTAGACTCGTCGACAAGGTAGGGGGCGAGCCGACCACCCATGGTCTTTCGGGCAAAGGCGTAGTCCTCCCTCTTGATGGCCACACGTGCCTCGAGCAGATCTACGAATCGGGGCGTGTAGTCTCCAAAAAGATTAAGCACCTTGATGGATGTGGGATGCATCGATGCGACATCAAGCACTGCGACGTCCTGATACATTCCAGGTTCAGCGTAAACGTAACCGCCTTCACCGACCTCGATCCCACGATATGTACTCTTCCCCCGTTGGTACTCGTATCCCGGAAACTCTCGAGAGAGGTCCGTATAGACAAAGGACCGTTGGGGGTTTCTGTCTTCTCCGAATATGATTCGGGCTGTGTGTTTCTGGGTTGTGTCATTGACAGTCAGTCCACTCAGCTCAGCGAGGATTTGCCTAGCGACGAAGTCCTGTTCCCTTGAGTCGAACACGGCTTCGAGCGAGATTACATCGTTGGCACAATACTCGACAACGTCCTTCACACGCTCCTCAGGAACTGGCTGGTCCCAAGGAATATCCATCTCCATGTGATGGATGCCGAGATCGATCTGGAACTTCTTCAGCCCCTTCTTGACCGAGCTGAAGCAATATACGTCTGTGTATGAGACGTTGTACGCCTCACCAAACATGGAGCCGACGTTACCGTCGATGATCTTCTGAGACAGCTTGTAGAGTTGCTCATTGTCATACCCCATGTACCGAGCCCACAGGATATGATTGTCGTATCGACGGTTGTTGAATCCCACCAATCTCAGCGAGAAGAGTTGCTCGACTTCCTGAGGAGTGGGGTTGATCATCTTCACGACGTTGGAGTCTCCGCGGTACTTCCAGCAGACGACGAAGAGGTTAGAATATACCTCGACGTCAAAGAACACTAGCCTGTCGTCCTTAGCCGGTGTAGCGGAATATGAGCCAAGCTCTTCCCTGCCCTTGAACTTCATGTTCTTTACTGCTTTAAGGCAAAGCAGCGCATTCTTCTGGGAGTTGTTGGCGAACACAACTATCTTGGATCTCAGATCGGTCACGTCATACGGCATTCCCGAAGCATGAGCTTCCTCGAGGATATGGTGGATGAAGTCGATCGAGGGCTTTGTCCCTGGATGGATCTCCTTCCGGAGGTTGCGTAATATAAGCTCACGCAACCCCTTCTCGCTTTGCATCGTTTGGGATTGAAGCACCTTCTTCTCCTTCAGTGGGAGACTTCCTGATGGGAGATCAGCGATTGGTACTCCATTACATCGAGTGAAACGGCGACGGAGTGAAGCGTTTCCCCCGAAGGATTTGACTTCAATCCCATCACCGTAAACTGTATCGAGTTCCCCCGGATCTCCGTTGTAAATGTAATGGAGGTGTACTCCTGAACCGCTCTTACTAAGCTCCCCATAAGTGGGCGGCCATTCACTAGCCGCTCCGAGATTTCTCTCAAGAGATTTGTTTCCATTCTCGTCCTTGATATCGAAGTCGATGACAATATGATTGTCCGGAACCTTCACGTAGTGGAGCTGAGAAGTATTGATCTCCGCTAGAGTAGTCTTGACGTTTGCCCAGTAGGTTCGCGGAGTACCGTCTTCCTTAGCCTCTTGAGCTGGTTGGTCCGCCAGTTCCAGATCCAGAAGAGAAGTAGACTCCTCAAGAACCAAGCTGAAGATATGATCAGCAATGACCACAGGAGTCTTGAAGTGCTCTGCTGTGAAGCCAGAGTAATAATTACGGACGACCAGATCAGCCACAGTTGCGCGCTCAAGTAGAGTCCCGAAGTAATTCCGGAGCTCTTCGCGTACCTTATACTGCGGCAGTACAAAGTCCACGCCTGTTTCAGCGCAGTAAGTTTTGTAGAGAGCGTAGGCTTGTTTGAGAGAGACTCCATCCTGCTCCTTAAATATGTCGTAGTGAGCCTCTACGAAGTTGAAGAAGACGTCTGTCTGGAACATCATTTCCATCGGACGATATGCGTTGTAGTAATTCTTTCCCATCTCACGATAGACTGAGAGGCAATGGTGCGCAATCGCACCAAGTTCGAACTCAATCCTCGCTAACAATGTGTTGTAGTGATTGGGAGGAATTCGGTTGCCTGTTGGTCTTACGTCGATGAGCCTACGAATAAGACCACTCTTAGCATCCGAGATCTTGACTGGCTTGTTCGTACCCATGAATAAGAAGGCGTTGACCTTAGCCGTATAACTGGACTTGAACTTCTCGTTCATCGTCATGTCCTCGTGAGACACGATCGAGTTCAGCTTAGAGTTGTCTTCAATACGGCTGAGGTCCCCATCATGCTGGATAGCGACGAGAGGGTTGTTGCGGAAGACCTCTGTAGAGAAAGTATTGCCATTGCTCGCCAGAGCTTTTGCTTCGAAAGATACACAGTAACCTTCGAAGAGTCTCTGCAAGATATTGAGAATTGTTGACTTCCCGGTTCCGCCAGCACCGTAAAAGACCACAAACTTCTGGATCTTCTTGGCATCGCCTGACAGAACAGCACCAATGGCCCATTCGATCTTTGCAAGCTCTTCGTCAGCGTAAAGCGTGGACGTAAGCTCTGTCCAAGCACTATGGTCACCGGGTTGGAGTGGATACGGAAGCCTTCGACTAATGTAGTCCGATTTTTTAACAATATCGTTAGCAAAGGTCAACCTTTCGTCTAATGGGTGCGCGTTGTCGCTTACGTTTCTAAGATATCGACGGAACTGAGCCCAACCGTTGTTGGCGAAGGAACGAAGATACTTGGCGTGTACCTGCTTTCCTTCGCTCTCGAGCTCAACCAACCTCCGGAAGACGGCTTGATCGACCATACGTTGTACGTCGTATTCGTCCGTAGACCACAGGTTCTGGTCTTCATCCCATACGGCGTAGAATGCTTGGCCACGAATCATCAGATCTTTCGATCTACCGACGGTGAAGTCAGGAAATATCTCAATAGCTCCTGTCTTCGCGTCTACTTTTTCTTGGATCTGAAAGAAATCCATCAACCCTCCTCCCGTTCTAGTTCAGCTCAGAGATATAGGCGAACAGCTGATGCCAGATTTCTACTTTCCTCTGGTCCACCTCGGCATGGTGAAGCGGGAACAACCCACCACTACCGTCAGCTTCATACGTTCGCCAGATTACGCGATCGAGAACTCCGTCGATTTTATCCGAAGGATATAAACCCCTGTCTGTATAGTTTAGTTTGAGATTGTCTATTAGATGCCAGAACCAGTCCCGGGGCTCCCCCTCGCATTGGAAGGAGAGCCTCCGGGATATCCCGACAAGCAACTCGAGCATGGAACACCCGAGCTTCATCCAATCTCGGTCGAGTTTTTTGATTCCGGACTGGTCGGCGAACTCGTGCCGCAGGCCCTTACCGTCTTCGACGCGGTTATCGTCATTAGGGACAACCCAAACGAACTCCTTGGTGAAGAGCTGTCTGAGTAGATTCCAATAGGTGCGGGAGGGATTCTTGGTTTCCGGGTCGCCGACTTGACTGTAGAGCCATACGAAATATAGCTCGTCAAGCGGCTCGCTCATGGTTACTCCGGTCGGAACTTTGTTCGACGAACCTTCTCTTGAGACGTGGCGATACCATGAATGACGTCTCCGAAAGCTCCGTCGTGGAGGGTGACCTCATAGTCCGCCCCGAGCTTCTCGTTACGGATATAGATCAGGCGTGGATCCTTGGACCGATAGCCGAAACGATCCAGGTTGGACTCTCCGACGACCATCTCAGGGTCATCGATTGGGACTTCGCCGTCATCCAGCAGGGTGTCGTCCATCATGAAATAGGTAAGACACACCGTGTGGTACTTCGGGTCTTCTCCGAATTCTTCCACGCCGATGATGTAGGGCTTCTTGGACGATCGTTCTTTGATCTCCTGCGCCCAGGCGATCTCCTCGTCCTCATCCGGCTCTTCCTCGTCGCGGAAGACATTGCGCTGAATGAGAGTCGGCTTGGCTGGACTGATTGGTGCATCCGGACCGTATCGCAGCTCTGCGACAGCCTTACGGAGAACTCCCGGGCCTACGGCGACGTTAGCTTCTCGCTCCTCGGCAGTCTCAGCCACAGCCTGGGGGTCCAACTGTGCTCCAGGTACGCGTAGCATCATCCCCTGCTTAGCGAGTTGGTTCAGATGAGCCCTGGTGGAGGATATCTCTTCCGCGAGGCGCTCGTCATAAGACTTCTCGAGCTGCTTCCGGCTAATGTAGTACCCAGCAGCAGCCCCCGCTGCCGCAGAGACCACAGCGGTGAGCCCGACTAGAATATAGCGATTCACGTGCAGATCCCGTCTCTTGGGCAATCGCCGATGTCACAGCGGTCGCAGTCGCATTTGCACTCTTGCATGGGTGCCTTCAAATCTTGTCGTAGATGACACCGTCGACGTTGAAGTCGAGCCAGACCGCGTCTTCTACCCCGTGGGCAAAGCGCAGACCGGACTCGCGGTCGCCGACGAATATGCCGAAGTCGACGTAGTTGTCGCCGCATTTGTCGTGTTGTGGCGTTCCGTCGCACTGGTCGTACAGCCATCCCACGACCTGACCAGCTGGCGAACGATCCATGCCGAGCATGTCGTAGACCTCGTTCAGGAACAGATGACCACGTGCCCGAAGAAGATCGTTGCAGTACTGCTGCTGCGACGCGAGGAAGAACTGGTTGTAACGATTCGGACCCTTCTGCCAGTTCTTGTTTGTCTTGTCGAAGCAACGCGCGTAGATGGAGCCGCCCTTGGGCATGACGTCCTTGACCTTGACGACCTTCTGCTTCTCGTCGTCGAAGACCTCTCGTTCCTCGAGACCGTAGCGAAGCTCTCGCTCCTTCTCGGGACCGTAGGCCGCCTCGACCCGTGCGCGGTAGTCCCGGAATCCCTTGTCGAGAAGAGCGTAAGCTGCAGTGAGCGCTGCGTTGCGCTTGGTCAGGATGACGTGTGAGCCGGTGAGTGCTGCGACAGACAGGATGCCGAGGCCGAGAGCCGGAGCATAAACACGACCGATCTTGACTGCGGTCTGAATATAGACGACCGCCTTGTCCCTCTGGTACATGTCCTCGCTGTAGCTGGCCAGCTCTGAGATGTTGGCCACATGCAGCTTCTCGAGCTTCTCCTGGGTGTCGACGAGAATATCGTCCAGCTTCAGCGTTGCGCGGCTGGCGAGAACTGCCGTACCCACAACACCCAAGATGCCGGCGGAGAACAGAAGTACTGGGGAATGCTTCTGGAGCTTCAGAACCTGACGACCAACCTTACTGGTCACCAGGCGCTTGATTGGCTTGAGATTCACGTCAAGCTACCTTTCGTTTGAGTCGCAAATATGTTGCATGGACCTGGGCGTCCGTCATCTTGTCGACTTTCGCCCACCACTTCTTGTACGGAAATATCTGCTTCAGGAGCTCTCGCTCCGACATGGACATGACATTGCCTTATTCGAGTTCTACGGTCTTCGGGAGATCGAGGACATACCCCTCACGAATATGGACCGCTCGACTGCCCTCAAGGCTTGTCCAGCCGTAGTTCACGTCAGTGTGCTTGGGGTCCACGCCGCAGAGATCGTAGAGATCGGCGACTGTCACCTGATTGAACTTGGAGAGGAGCTCGTACATATGATCCAGGACGTCGTTTGCTTCCTGACGAGTGTCGAGCACGACCTCCTGGAACTCGTGACGTCTCCTGGCACGTGGACTCAGCGATCGCTCTTCTTCCTTACGCCAAGGCGTGGTGTTACTGGAGAACCGGTTGTAGCTGACGTGTCCGCCAGCTCCGCTCGAGCGGAAAGCCGACCGTCCGCCTCGCCCACCACCGCGTCCGCCGAAGAGAGTACGCTCCAGACCCTCGCGACCCAGATCCAGGATCATGTCCTTGGCTGCCGGAATGAGAACCTCCAGCAGCAAATATCGCCCGACACTCTGTGCATCTTCGGCGATGAAGGTTTCCGCGAAGCGACGCATCAAGGGTTTGCGTCGGGTCTTTACCACTCCGCTGATAACCTTCTCTACCCTCTTCTCCGGCTCAGGCTTGGATGCGGGCTTAACCATCCGGCTGTTACCGGGAAGTTGAATCTCTTCCATGACACCTCTTCCATAAAAAGTAAAACCAGAACCCTTGCGGGCCTGGCTCGAGACTTAAACGGTGTCCTTTTGACGGTGCTTCTGGAACGAGGCAATCAACGAATCGATCTTCTTCTCCGACCAGTCGACACTTCGGTCTGCAGCGATACATCCGAGTACGTAACTCGCGATGATAATGGCGGCCTTATCGGTCACCTTATCAGGGCTTGTGTTGTTCTTGATGATCTCCTTGACTACTGTGTAGGTGGCGGATCCGACGACAAATCCGACGATTGCTTTCGCAACTTCAGTCTTAGTCATGGGGTCTCCTTTGTTTGTAGGGGTCTCATTAAAGGATATGTAAAGCTTGCGATGTCGGGCGCAATTTACTGGCACTCTCGGCTGTCGTTGAAGGCTTGCGTCCGGAATGAGGAATATCGGTGAGACCCGTACCTCCATGCCTCCGCTTGCCCCCCTGCATCGCGTTACTTGATGATCCACCAGATGATGAGTGGGATGAACCACAGCCCACCCGTGCAGCAAACCATCACCGTGTGGAACATAACCCATCCCAGCTTCATGACATCTCCTAGGATTCGTGGGCCCTCTGCATGATGAGAACCAGCAGAGGCTTGGGTACGGCGCCCTTGTGACGACCGACCAGAGCGTGGAACTCGGAGGCCGGCATGTCGATGAGCTCCTCGTTGGTGTATTCCAGTAGACCCTTGTAAACCGGAGGAATCTCGGCGATGTCCGGGATAGGAACATCGGGGGTCGGAACGACGACATCGACTTCCTTCTCCGGATATGGCACGCCGTGGTCGGCGAACGCCTGCCTGGTGATTCCCTCGACGTCCACCTGGGAGATCAGATCGGCCGGCATGATCTTCGCGACGAATTCGGCCTGACCACCGGGATTCTTGAGAAGGTCGATGAACAGCTCCGAATATGCTTCGGTCTGCATGAAGTGGTTGACGATCTCGGGCGACTTCACGAACCGGTCTCCCTCACGGCGACCGACCGAGACACGGATGAGCTCCTTGATGAAGGTCATGACCTTCCCGCGGTCCTTCACCATGTCCAGATTCATCATCTGCTGACGAAGACCGCCCTCAGGAGCCATCTCCATCTCGATGAGCTCGGCCTTGGTCAGGTTGAAGTGGAACTCTTCGGTGACAGTCTGACCGTCGAGGTTGGTGTACGTGATGCTCTTCTTATGCACGTTCTTACCCTTCGAGATATGAGTTAGATGGATTGGTGAGTGTTACTCGTCTTCGGAAGCCTCGATCTCCTCTGGCGTCTCCTTGACCGCCGAGAGGATGATGATCAGGCCGGTCAGCATGAAAGTGACCGCGGTGGGGACGAGAACCTTGTTGGACTTGATGAACTTGAGCACGTTACGCATTAGATCTCCTTGGGTTATCGGCTTAGCCGAACTTGTGATAGTTCCGGATTGGAGCGACGCGGTAATCCACCGCAAGGCAGGGCCTGTTGTTCTTACCCAGGACAGCGCTGAACTTCAGATCCAGTGGGCTGTCGTTTGTCCAACCGACCTCGTCCGACAGGGCTGTGGTCTTCAACCCGATCAGGTGGTAGAAATCGGTCAGAGAGGCGTACCCATCGTGGAGGATCGTGCGGTTGAGGTCGTTCTCTGCTCTCCTTAGGAGTTCGATGTCTCCTTCGAAATATCGGTCAGTGAACACCTCATAACACAATCCTTCATCCGAGGATATAACCACAGCACTAGACGCTAGCACTCGTTCTTGAGCGATTTCGTCTCGAGCCTGCTGTTCTTTCTTCTCGCCGATTTTGTCGACGATCTTCTCTCGGTACTCCGTGAAGGCTTTCTCGGTTACGGAATATGCTGCCGCGAGAGCCGCCGCGCGCCTGCTTCCGATCCGATTGGCACCGATGATAGCAGCGACAGTAAGGGTGGCTGTAGCTGCTGCTGGAATATAGAGCTTCCAGGTAAGTTTGATCTTCGCTTTCGCATCGAGACGAAGATGCGGAGTGTTTCCGATGGATCCTCTCTCAGCATAAAGGATTTCATCGGCCGCAAAGTACGACGCTCTTCCGGTCAAATATGCCGTTGTCAGTGCGCCGGTCACCCCGATGGCAGTCAGGATGGTGGGCGAATTGTCCACAACAAGCTTCTCGAGCCGCTTTGCTAGCGAACTAATTGTGGACATGGAAGCGATCTACCTCCTCGAAGCGTTCTTGTTGCGCTTTGGTTTCCTTGTCGAAGATCCGTCCCAGAACAAACGACAAGAACAGACCCATAGCCATAACTGCCACTATGGTTAAGCCGATGTACGTTTCCGCGCCGATATAGACGTCGGTCATCACTCCTCCTTTCCAAAAAAGTAAACCCATAGTCCTTGGGGGACTAAGGGCTCCTCTTCACTCTGGGTCCGATGAATTCTTCTCGATGGCGCGCTGTACCATGACAGTTCCGACGATGCCGAGGACGGTGGCTCCCGCCATCGCAGCTAGTTTGATGGCGAGCGCCTTTGCGTCAACGGTACCTTCGGAATCAGCTTTGGCCAGTGCGGCATTGATCTTTTCCATTGGGTTTCCTTTGTTTGTAGGGGTCTCACTATAGACCATGTTTTTTCTGCGAGTTCTGTGGGAATTTCCCACCCGGGGAATTTTTGGAAAAGCAAAACCAGACTCCTTGGGGGAATCTGGCCTTGAGATTTACTCGGGGATTACATGGTCCTGTACCTTGGTCGAGCGTGTTGGATGGATTGGTAGATTGCCTCGAACTCCTCGTGGGTGTACAGCATCGTCTCGGGTTCAGCCTCAGGCTTCTTCCGGACGATCGTTACACCGTTGAGGTCGTAAACGAGGGTCATCTCTACTTCTTCTCCATCGGCATTACGCGCGATTGTTGACACATGAATCATGATGGTCCTTTCTGTAGGGGGTCTCATTAAAGGATCTGTAGTTTTCGCGAGTCAAAAATAAGAGGGCATGCTGGATGCATACCCCCTCACTCTTCCTTAACGTTCGGGTTCGTTTTACCGTAGCTTCATCACGAAGGCCAGGGCTTTCGAGGTGACGACGTTTACTCTTTCGAATTGGAGGATCAGTATGATGCCGAGGATGTTTCCTCCGACGATCAACATGGTGTCTGGGCTGACACGCTGAATATGATTAGTTCTCAGCTTGTCGAGCTTACTCACCTGATCAATCATCAGGGGGGTTTCCTTGGGGTCGTACGTCTTCTCCGCAATCTGCTTGAGCAGTGCGTCGATAGCCTCGTCCAACTGGGTTGGTGGTTTGGGCTTTCGGAACATACGTTCTCCTTTGTTAGGGTCTCATTATAGGAGATGTTAGGTTCGCGAAATTAGCGCCCTGGCGGACGGTTACTCACCTTGAGGAGAATATGGCCTTGTGTCTCCAACGCGTGAAGGTCGACCGACTTCATGACGAGTTTGCTGTCGCCTTCTTCGTCGCCCTCTTCCCAGCTCATAATGCCGTCGTACTGATCCCCGGAAGCATCGTAGATCGACTTCATCCACAACACAGCGGTTCCGACGAAGGTATTGACCACAGCGATAGTGCCGGTGACCTCTTCGCCTGCCGGGAGACCCCAGATCTGTGCGAGAGCGAAATATAGACCGCCGATGGCCGGAAGCAGAAGCTGAGCGGTTAGTTTCAGCTTGTCATAGACCGCGCCTTTAGGCAGCTTCGGCGAGTTCGTTGTCTGTGTCACGTTGTTCCTTTCCCTCCGTCTTGGCGGCCTGAATGACCTTAGAATATGTGTCGCGAGACTTAACCGGTAAATCTTGAACGGCGGCCATAACTCGTTCGGTCACGCCGTTACCACCGAGGGCTCTGTATGCTTCGTAGAGTCTTCGGTAATCGTTGTACTCGTCGTTCGTTATCCCACCACGTTTGAGATAATCCATACCCATGGATATGATCTTCTCGTAAGCCAGCCCCTGCAGCAGGCGTTGTGTTTGGGACTTCTCTTTGTCCCTATGCTGCATATAGGCCCACAGTCCAGAAGATCCCGCAAGCGTGAACACTACGGTGATTATGGTCTGTAGCCATTGTTCCACGGACAACACCCTCTCACCTCCCTACAGAGGCACTAGTTTATGGACTTCTTCCAGACACCGAGAATCTTCGAATATGGTCTTGCTAACGTCCACACTCCAGCGACTTTTACGTACGGAATCGCTTTCTTCCATACGCCCCCGTCGTTAACGTAAGCACCGGCAACAGTGGTCATGTTCGAGATCTCAGAATATGGTCCTTCTCCAATGGAGTTGTGCGCCTTGACTTTGAAGTAGTACTTCACTCCCGGATTAAGACCAGTAATCGTCTTGAATATGACTGCTGATGTAGTGGTGGATCCAGTTGCGTCCGTAGCAGTCCCATAGCTGATGGTGTAGCTGGTGTTAGGTAACCCATCTGCCACGTTTGGAAGCCACTCAACGGCTAGCTGCGTTTGTTCAACAGCTGAATATGTCGGAGTGGATGGAATACCAGGATTTCGAGGAATGGTAGGGAGAGCCCAAGAGTTAGAGCCGTCTGAGAGGAAGTTCGGACCTCCACCTTGCCAACCACGAATTGAGACGTCCGCACTGAACGTCTTCGTTCCATCGGCATCATGAACAATCTCAACAGCACCCGCAGCGAATTGAATTCCTGGTGGGTGGTCTCCAGCAGCAGTGGTGTGCGACGAACTGAACGCATGAACCCCGTCACCACCAGCTTGATTGTTGTAAACCAAGACACCATTCATGTGAGCTGAACCTTGGCGAAGACCTCGACAGGCAAATGCTGGATACTTCCAACCAACCTGCCACCACAAGGTAGATTTGTTGTTCGTCACGTCTTGTGAGACTAACTGCCAGTCTAGGTAGCTACTCTCCCCCGATAGAATGTCACCAAGAATTTGTCCGGACGTCGCCATGGTTCACCTCCTCACGTGATGATCTTGAAGTGAATGTCTCCGTCGTTACCGCCAGATGGATCGAAGGTCGACGACGTGATCCCCGAGGCAGTACGATAGTTTGCTTTACCCACGGGGATAAGAGCTTTTAGCTGAGCGATGTAGTCTCGAGCACGGTTGATCTCTCGAGCACCCCAGCGGACACGACCTTCCTCTCCATTATCTGGAACGAGCGCGTAACCCGCTGCAGCAGCATCATCACCAACAGGCATGTTACACATCCTCCCATTCTTCAGTGTCTAGTTCGTCCCACTCCTGAACGAGGCTCCAACCAATCCATGAGCCTGGCGTGATGAACAGGTTTAGAGCCAACGTCGGATAGGTTCGACGACCTTCTTTGTCGTTGATGATCACAACTTCAGTGACCTTCATCTGGCTTGTTGCGCCAGAATCATCTCTTAGTTCTACCAGATCACCAAGGTTGTAGTGCGTTCCGTAAATATAGCCGGTGTTAACGGCCAACTCTCCATCCAGGGCATCGAACATTCTGTTCTTGGCGAGCTCGTCTTTACCCCTTTGGATCATCTTGTCCGAGGCGTCCGGATCTAGCTCTTCGATGTCGTCGGCTTTTACGATTAGCACTCTGCGATCGAAGCCCGAAATATCAGGATCAACGTCGGTCGCGTAGACTATCTCGTGTGTCAAACCGGCAGATATGACGTAAGCCACATTCTTGTATAGTGCCTGAGAAGTAACTCGATTTGTGTTTTTGAGATTGTCCAGATCCGGGCTGAAGATCACAGCAGCCAAAGTTGACTGTGTTGTGGTTCGGTCGCAACCCACGTAGAGGTCGAAATATAGAACGCCAGTGACAGGATGTCTAACCAGTCGGAATCCCATCCCGACCAAATCACATATCTCTTTGATGGTAGCATAAAGAGAAAGATGATTAGGAGCGATATAGAAGAACTCTTCTACGGGCTCGTCAATCGTGTCCGTCGGAAATATGTCGCTGCCCAGTTCTATACCATCGATGATGTCCCCGACGTCGAGATTACCATCGATCACAACACTATAATACACGTACTCGATGATCTCTCGAGGAGTTCCGTCTCTAAGATATGGACTCCAGTAATCCTCAACCTGGAATGCCGCCAAACGTTGTTCGTACACGTTTTCGAGAGAGAAACCAGTGAACTTAAGAATTCGGCGACCTTCATCGTCCGTATAATCTTCCACGGTTTCAACACGCATCAACCTATACGACTCGTTGATGTGAAGAACAGTTCCTATCGGAATAAGATTCCGAGTCGATGTGCTGTATGTTATGTGAAGTTCGAAATCTCCCATGGCCGAAAAGCGCTCGGTCCAGATTAGAGATTCGTACTTTTCAATAACGGCTATTCGACGGTAGAGACTGTCCAAGATAAAGACGTCCATTACAGACCTCCGTACCTTGGTGTGTATTCGAGCGTGAACGGAATAGGATCGCCCGTCGCATACACTCGAATATAGTTGTCGCCGGGCATAAGTTGTAGCCAGTTAGACTGTGGAGATACGCCGTAGAGAACCGAAGTCGTCACAGAAGATCTCAACAGCGTTAGACCTTTGCTACCTACGTTCGTGTTCAGCGTAAGGACATCGTCTGCTTCTAGGACAACGGCAATATCGGTAGTCCTTACGACATCGTCCGCTGCACGATGGTAGACGGTGAATTCGGTCTCTGCTCTGTCGACAAGAAGGTTGAGTATGATTCCAGTCTCAACCGTCCCATCGTACTCGATCAGGAATTCCGTAGTGTCCGAGACAGTGTCTTCTTCCACTTCGATCGATTCCAGCGCGACGAAATCTGGGTCGAAACAGACCAAAGATATGATCGCCTTAGGTTCTGCAGAGAAGAGAATAGAGTCAAAAGACTCCACTGTTCCAAATATCTCTACAGTTGGGTCGTCCTCGAAGAAGAAACGAAGCCCAACCTGAGACTTTGGCATGAAGAACTGGTATAGCTGATTACGAAGATCTCGGACGGATGTGGAAATATAGTCGGGTTCGAGACCCAGAGTAATGATGATGTTCCGGGTCTCTCGCCGACTCGCTTGAAATATAGCTCCGTCCAGCTGCGCGAAGGATGACGTTACAAGGGTCGCCTGAACGGGGTCCAACCCATCAATACTTTGAACGATAAAACCGTCATCCGTAGAATCCAGATCCAAGGTCAAGAGTTGACCTAGTGACGATCGTACTTCGACCTGACTAATCATATGGGTAGCACCCCCTTCGCAGTGGAGAGTTGGTTCTTTGTCTTCTTGTAAATGTCCGCCGTCGACAGAGCCTTCGGCGAAGTGTTGTTCTGTGTGAAGTTGAACGTGTCGCCAGGCCCATCGTCCTCGTTCTCCGAAGCGATCTGCTCATTTCTCTGAAGAATGGCTTCGGCCTCTCTTGCCGCGGAATATGAACCATCCACAGTAATCGGCTTGATGTTCATGAGCTTCCAGAGATCTGCGGCCTGACCTTCGACCTTCGATAGATCGAATACGGGCGTGATGGTCGGGTTGGGATCAATCTTGTCTGCCATCAACGAAGACAGACCAGTTAGCGAATCTCGGAGAGAATCAACCGCACTCTCACCGACACCAGCCATGGCTTTAGAAACACCAGCCACGGACCGATCAAGACCCACTTCCATACCCTTACCAACCATCTCCATCAACCAAATAGCTTCTGTGGCTGGAGATTTAACGCCGAAGAAGTCAAGAACAGCATTCCAGCTATCCTTGACGATGTTCATGAGCTTAGACTTGATCTGTCCGCCGAAACTACCGAGACCCTTGACCGCACCCTTCACGATTGCCCATGCTAGGTCAGCTCCGGCACGACCCATCTCCTCAGAATTCTGATCGATGGCCTTGGTCATGCCGTCCATAAAGGATATAAGCATCTCGAAACCGGCGTCCACAACCTCAGGTAGTTCCTTACCAAGTGCTCGTAGGAACTCCTCAATAATCTCGCCAGCCACATCTACGATGAAACTCATGTGGTCTCGAATTGCTTGAAGCATCCCAAGTAGAATATCCAGTCCAGCGTCGTAGAGCTCAGGGAGAGACTCACGAAGAACGGCCAGGATTATGAATACGAGCTTAAGGATCAGCTCACCGAACTTGGGAAGAACCTCGTTCAGACCATCGATCAATTGGATCAAGAGATTCACAATGAGCTCGACGATCTTGGGGATTCCCTCGATCAGAATATCGACCAGGATGAGAAGAGCAATCCCGACCTGCTTCACCAGAGCTGGAATAAGGCCGATCACAGCGCTGAGTATGGCTACCACTGCGGCAGCACCTGCAGCTCCAGCAACGCTAAGAGCTGTAAGACCCGCTGCGAACAGGAACACACCTGCACCAGCCAGCGCTAGACCAGCGCCGATTAGAAGCAACGCCGCTCCGAGACCGAGCATTCCAGGGATGGCTCCGGTTAGCAAATATCCCGCAGCACCAATGATCAGGAACACGGCGGCCAGAGCCACCAGCCCCTTGACGATTTCGCCCCACTCCATGCTGCCCAGGATCTTCAATACTGAAGACAACACAAGAAGGGCGCCAGAGACGACAAGTAGGGCTAGCGCACCAGGTATACTGCCAGTCATAGCATTGAGGGCTATAACGATGATGCCAAGAGCACCCGCAAGGACAACAAGGCCCTTGACGATCTGCTCCCATTCCATCTTACCCATCTCGGCAATAACGTCAGCAAGGATCTTGATTGCCAACGCCACAACGAGGATTGCGCCCGCTGAGAGCAACGCTGTGGGCGCAGCATCAGACAGTAGTACCAGAGCTGCCGTTATGATGGCAAGAGCACCGCCGATGACGGCCATACCCTTTCCGAATGTTTCCCAGGACATGATCGACGTTGACGCGATGGCATCGCCAAGAATCTGGATTGCCAGCGCCACAATAAGGATTGCTCCTGCAGACAGCGGTGCGGTTGGTGCAGCGTTAGACAGCAGAAGAAGTGCACCTGTGATCGCCCCTAGGCTTGCCGCGATGACAGACATACCCTTGCCGACGTTCTCCCAGGACACTCCTTGGAGATCCTGGATTGCGCTGGCTAGGATCTTGATCGCTGCCGCAATAAGAACGATACCTACGCCGCCTAGAACTCCGACGGCGTTTGCTTGTGCGAACTTGGTGAACAAGGCAAGGGATCCCAGAAGTACAGCGACCCCGCCAAGCCCCTTTGCCAGTTCATCCCAATCCAGGCCGCCGAGTTGCTTGACGGACTGAGCCAGAATAAGAATGGCGGTTGAGAGGATCGTTAGACTTACTGCTACCCCCACAAGCTCCGCTCCACTAGGAAGCGTACGAGCCGTGGCAACCAGTATGCCCATCACAAGAGCCACAGATATAAGGCCTCTGTGCATCTCCTCAGGATCCATGGTACCTAGCTGACGAATCGCCAGGGCAAGAATGTTGATTGCGATTCCCAGAACAGTGAATGACGCCGCCATCGCGTACATCTTGACGACGTTTATCGAGCCCATCAAGCTCATGACGTACATGGTTGCAGTGAGCTCGGCGAACATCACTGCGATTGCAGCCAACGACCTAGTCAGCTGTCCAGCGTCCAACGTGGACAACGCAACAGCCGAAGCAGCAATAACGCCGATAGCGATTGCTATCTGCAGAAGGGCTGCTGCATTCAACGCGTGTTCCATACCATTGAGAACGTCGGTCATCTGAGATATGACGCTGTTCACTCGAGTTACGTTCAATATCAACCCAGCGACCAAGCCGGCAAAGAGACCAGTGTTGATCGCTGCAAGAAGATCGTCGAAGTTGAAACCGCCGATAGCGTCGCTTGCTTCCCGGAACCACTCAGCCATCTTGCTGGCCATCGGTCCAAAGAACCTCCAGACAGCCTCCAAGATCCCAAGCAGGTGTTCCCAGGCAACCGTCGCAATATCAGCCAGACCAGCAAGAGGGTTTAGACTCTTGGCGAAACCGACCATGTCTTCAGCCATAGTTCCGGTGTCGACATTGTCGAACATCATCCCGATAGCTTGACCGATGCTCTGGATAATCCGAAGCGGGATCTCGAGAATCCTCCCCAAGTTCCCGAACGTTTGTGCAAGATCGTCTCCGGCCTCGATGGCGAACACGACCTGCTGGATGAAGGTGGCCACAGATATAACGAAGTCAAGGAATCCGTCAGACCCCTCCATCGTCACACCAAGCAGATGGCCAATAACACCGGCCAGACCACTGACAATCGTCCCCGCAAGTCGGAGCACAGCGAATACCGCGTACGAAACCTCTCGGATCGCCTCGAGTGCCTTGGCGCTGGGCATGAGGGTCTCAGTGAATTTGCGGAAGTTCTCTGTGATCTCGGCAAGTCGCTTGGCTGTGACGGGTGGAAATATAGTGCTGAAGGCCTCTCCGACTGGTTTGAGAACAGCAGAGAAAGTCTTGAATATGTTAGCTATGCCAGCGAACAGATTGTCGCGACCGCCAAGTTCTTTCCACTCTTTCAAGAGCTCATTACGAGCTCGCGACGAATCTCCGATGATCCCATCGAGAACGTTGTAGACACCCGACCATAGTTCTTTGGCCTCGGTGAAGTTGCCAAATATGATCGACCAAGTCTGAGCCCAACCAGAGCCCGCGCCCTCACGAAGAGCTCCAAGCAACTGGGACATGGTCTTGACTTCGGTGGCAGCTGCCTTAGCAACTGCTGCCTGCTTCTGAATGGCTTCGATCTGAGTAGCGTTGAAGCCCATGACAGCTAGCTCGGCATCCGTAAGGTCGCCAGTAAACTGCGCTAGTGTCGTAGACAACACGTCGGCAGTAAGCCAGCCCTGCTCCAACGAGGAGCGGAACGAATCGCCAGAAATCTTAACGGTCTTCATGGATCCGTCAAGCGTCACAGCGCTCTCGTTCAGAGTCCCCATGACAACAGCTGTTTGAGCCAGCGCACGCTGGAAGACCGTACCACCCATACCAGCGTTAACGACCGAGTTCCAGTCGATCAGCCGAACAGTTCCTGTCGATAGAGCCTGCGACAACTGGTACATGGCCGTCGCGGCCTGCATCGAGTTCGAGCCAGAGAGAGCTGCCAGGTTGGCGATACCCTTAATGGCTGCGACAGCGGGCTCGAGAGCCACGCCGGCTGCGGTGAAGGTACCGATGTTCCGAGCCATCTCGGCGAAGTTGTAAATCGTGAGGTCGGCGTACAGGTTCAACTCGTCTAGAGCACTAGTAACATCCCCGAGGGTTACTGCAGCAGCCTGGGTGTTCGCCAGAATCGTCTGGATGGAGTTGATGTTGGTCTCATACTCGCCGAAACCGGTCTTGAGTGGATCGATCGTCAGAGACTTGACGATGGTAAGACCCGTCTCCACAGCCTTATGCGCGATGGTGGCTAGAGCTGTGACTGCTATAACCGACATCGCATGGAAACGACTCTCGATGCTTTGTACAGCCGACAACAACGGGTTCAGATTGGTCTTCCCGGCTGCAGCATTGACGTCATGGAGACCCTTAGAGGCGTTCTCCAACTTCAAGCTCTTGTTGAGCTGGTCCAGGGTGGCGAGGGTCGTCTTAGATGCTGCTTCGAACTGGGCGTTGTCGAACTTCATGCTAACAACGCGCTCATCAATAGTGCTCATGCGGATCTCACCACCTTCCAGATCTCGTTGGAGATGTCGTCAAATATAGGCTTCAACGCTGGGTTTATGTAATCGATCCCTTCGACATAACCCCCGTTACCCGTCCCGTAGCCGTACTGGATCATGACCGCCACAGGAAAGCCGCCTTCGATGTCGGAGTTCGTGAAGGTCAAAATATAGACCCCTTTGGCTTTCTTGACGTTGTAGTCCCAAGATGCGGCGACAAGACCTGTCTTGACTGGGGTAGCTAGGCGTAGTGCCAGTACGCCCCTTAGTCCACCGTTGTTCAGAATAGTCATGATGTCGGAATCTTTTTGTAGAGCCTTGAGGAATGCCTGTGTCTTACTGAAGGAGCCGGTGGATGTAATAGAGAACATGTCGACTCCTTCTTGCGTTAAGTCACGGTGGACGTGTACTGCGAGATCTTCCTAGAATATGTGATGGTGATGTTGTTGAGTTCTGAAACCTTAGTTACGAAGGCCTGGAATACTGAATCTCTTTGTGCTTCGGTTGGTGTTTGTCCATTAGCTGGCTGCATCAGGAGTTGACAGTGCATCTGAAGTCCCGTGGGGGTATGCACAAACGCTACCTCATGAATATAAACACCATTGTCAACATCTGCCGAATACGCCATTGCAGCCACCTTCTTTTTCATGCAGTTCGTTTCCACATGTAGCAGACAATATAAGGCTGAAGGTTGTTGTGTGCTGTCCCAGAGCCGGTGCTGTTGGTAGTGAATGCGTGTGTGTGGGCGTTACCCGAACCGTATCGCGTGTTGGTTCCAGAACCAGAGGAAGCAGTTCCGCTGCCTCCATTGAATGACAGAGGGAAGCTTGCCTGTGTTGATTCGTTTCCAGTAGTTCCCGTGTGCGTGTGTGCAGCCAACTCAGCGATAGACAACGCATGGGTCTCGGCACCACCTGTGGTTTCTGCAGCGACATTGAATGTCCCTGATGACGCGTGTCGACTAACGGGAACACGGCCTTCGCCCCAGACAGCCCATGTGCCACCAAAGAGCGTAGCCGGACTTGTACTCGAGACACTCATGTATATAGAACCAACAGGATGCGCCGAAAGCAACACAGAAGCTACTGTGGCGGCAACTACTGCGGCCAGATTAGCAGGTGTAATTGCTCGAACTGTGTCGGTCCCTGTGACGGCTTCGGCATCCGTAGCGAGTTCAACTTTACCCTTTACCGTTTCGCTGGCATCGGGGATGCTTACTGTTGCCAATCCTGCAGCAAGACCCGCGGGAGTGACAGCCCTAACCGTGTCGGTACCAGTTGTCGCTTCTGCCACCGTGGCGAGCTCTACTTTACCCTTGACTGTCTCTGAAGCGTCCGGAAGCGAGGCCAACACATAGCCCGCGTCGATCTCAGTCAAGTCGTATGTCACTAGGATCAGATGACCAAACGCGTCGATGTAGCCCGTCTGGATCGTGGTGTCGATGATCTCCTGCATTCTTGCTGCGGTCAATCCGGTTACAGTAGCCATCTCACCTCCTAGAGGGTACTGACGGTATAGCTGTCTGCGTCGATGTAGACAGCCGAGGGCCAACTGATCTCGAATGTGTCAGGATCAGTCAAATATACGACACTGTCTGGACCTATGGCAGTCCAAGTTCCATCACCATTGTCGATGATCTGGAGAATCGCGTTGGTCTCAAATATGTCGACGATCTCTTCCGGTAGAGGAAGTCGAGGAGCATTACCTTCAGTCCCATAGAGAATATCCTCGAGAATCTCTATCACCCAGCTATAAGCAATCGAGGTCTCTACAATCAGATGGGCAGAACGCTTGGCGCCCGGAATATCGATCGGTAGTGTAGTAAAGCCCCAGGAATGACTCGTAACGGGCGATTGTTCGTGGGAAAAACCCTCCGGGGAAAAAAGCACATTGTAAACGAGATGTAGCCGATAATGTGTCTTCGTCATGGTTCGATAACAGAACCCAACCGGCTTCTGACGAACTTGACTTAGAATATCGGTATAAAATGACGGAGGATAGCTATAAGCCCTTACGGTACCCGCGAAGAAGCCACTACTCTGTCTGTTTGCAACTTGAAGACCATCTTGGTACAGACGGCGTTGAGTTGATTCTACAGATGTATCCTTCACAGATATGATCCCACTCCAGGCTTCCCCGGCCCCATCGAGCGGGTAGAAAACTCCTCGGTCCACCCCGATCTCGTAGTCTCGGGCATCCCAGGTTAGCCTGGTCATGGTTCACCTCCTAAGGCGCAAATATAGCTATCAGCTCGTCTGGTGTCGGAAGGGAAGGAGGATCCCCTTCTGTCCCGTAGAGCAAATCCTCAAGCTCCGACAGCATCTCGGAATCGGCATACCTAGAATCCACGACGAAATGCGCCGTTCTCTTTACTCCAGTAACAGGAGGAGGCAACGTCGAAAGATTCCAGGAGAGCTGCATTGGATCTGCGGAATTGCCTAATGAGGAATTATCCCTAGCTGTAGGAGCCGCTAGAGCGTTGTACACCAAGTGAATCTTATAACCGAGATTAGTTCCCTCTACGTCGTTACCTACCAATGATCGATAGGATAGACCGAACGATGATCTGGGTTGCTGGGTTGCATAGAGACCGTTGTGGATGGTGGCTATCCCATCACTCGGGCCAAATTCCGCCGGAGCCCCAACTGCGTCAATCTTCGCTGCAAACTCTTCAGCTGAGGCGATGTTGAGTATCTTGATCCCATCAAGATAGACTGGTCTTGGGGTTCCACCCTGTGGGGATTCTGTAACCGAAACCAGCCCATGCCAAGCGACACCGTCGCCCGTTACAGGATACAGGACGCCTCGGTCGACGCCGGCCTCGAAGAATCTCTCTGATCGAGCTCCCCACACAAGTCGTGCCATGTCGTCCCTCCTTTCATCCTGAAGTCCCCATGGCTGCGCGACGCTGAGCGTTCAGTTCGTTGTTTCTCTGCAGAAGTTGACGCTTACTCATCTTCTTTTGTGGTGTGTTCTTTCGGTTGATCACCTGAATGTAGGTCAGAAGCTGGTTTAAATGCCAGTACTGGCATTCCATGTCAACGTTAAGAGCCGACATCCAGTAATAGATGACCTCTGCCGTGATGATCTCTCGACTAGAACGTTGTTGGTCGATTCTCGAAAATGTGGTGGCGGTCATCTTTCTGTTGATGTAAGTATCAATGGCTGCCACATTAGCTTGAGTGAGCCGCCCGAAGACCTCTGGGGAAACGTCCGGAGTCAGAACCATCATCCTGATGTAGGCTAGAGTCTCCTCAGAAGTCTTCGGGGTTTTGCTCAGAAAGGGTTTCTCGTATTCCGACTCCCATTTTGACAGCGCGACCAGAGAATGCTCAAGCTCCAAGTCAACTGACTTGGTAGTGACAAACTTTCCGGTTGCTTCGTCGAAACCCTCGGAAAGAGGGATAGTAAGCTTGAGCATTCTCTGGCCTCCTTACTGTTTAGAGGGTCGACTAGGCGAAGGTGAAGAACCAGACGTCGACCGCTGTGGTCGGGAAGGCGTAACCCGCTGCCGGGTGCGCCGTAACCGTAGCGTTGGCCACGATGGGGTGAGTACCAGCACCAACCACGGTGCCGTTGAGCTTGTAGATGACGCCGGTGGTGGCCGTAACGGTGACCAGGTCGGTGCCCGAGTCGTAGGTCGGCGCCGTCGGCGTGACCAACGTGGTGGTGTTGAAGTACCACTGGGTACCGATGACTGCCGGGAACTTGTAACCGGCCGCTGGAGTGGCCTTGACCAGAACTGGGCCGGTGATGACCTGGTTTCCGGTGACCACAACACCAGCGATCTTGTAGACGACACCGGTGACCGTCGGGATGACGACTGTCTCGGTCTCTGGGATGTAGCTAGGCGCGAGCGGAGTGGCCTCCGTGGTCGAACCGGCGAAGATGGCCAGAACTGCCGCCGGCGTCGGGAGCTCCGGGTCCTCGCTTTCGCCACCGTAGAGCAGCGCCTCGAGGGTGGCCAGAGCGGTCGGGTCCACCAAGGTGCTGTCGATCGTCATACTGGCCGTCGGCTTGTAGCCTTCAACCGACATCGGAATGGTGGTGAGTGCCCACGAGAACGTGATCGCCTCAGGTGTTTCGTTGACCGTGTTGTAGGCCTTCTCCGAAGGCGCGGCGGAAGCGTTCCAGACGAGGTGAAGCTTGTAACCGGCTTCCGGGTCCAGGTCGTTACCGACCTTGCTCCGGTAGGACATGCCGAACTGTGTCCGAGTCTGCTGTCCGATCATGACACCGGTTTCCGGCTGAGCATACCCTTCGCAGGCAGCGAACTCGCTCGGATAGGTGTAAGCCTCGACGGTCGCTTCGAACTTCTCGACCGAGATGAGGTTCAGGTAGGGAATGTTGTCGGCGTAAGTGATGGTCGACTCTGCGCCAGTCGGCGACTCGGTAACGGTGACAAGACCGTTCCACGCGAAACCAGTGTCGTAGGCGCCAGCCTCGTCGGGCAGGTAAAGAACACCGTGGTCGACACCCGTCTCATAGACACGTTCGCCAACGGCATCCCAGGTGAGAGCAGTCACTGTGGTTCCTCTCAGAAATAGAGATTGAATGCGGAGTGGTTGAGATTGTTTGCGACGAACCCCCGACTGTACAAACACATCGGGAGTGAAGCGACCGCCTTCGGTATAATACTATCCGGATCGGCATCGATGACGGTCACCAAATATCTTGTGTAGATTAAGTACGGTGAGTTGTTCGCGTGTTTCGTGTCCATGTTGTTAACTTTATACACGATACACGGGTACGCCATCGAGAGATTGGGGGGTGGTTGGAAATATACGTTGTCGGAGCCGATAAGAGCCTCAAGGAGAGACTGGAGTTCCGTCCTCGTTCCCATTCCACACACCTCCCAGCCTTAGGATGAGCCGGGGCCTCTGGACTTCCACGTCAGTGATCTTCCAGAGGACACCCTGCCATCGAATATAGCGCATCTCAAAGATGTGTTCGTTGGCGTACGCGTCTGCGACAATACTGATGGAGTTTTGAACAGTAATATCATCGTTGACCTGTTCCCCCTCCCGGAGTCTCCTCGAATCTCTCACGACATCACCGTAATATGGCTTCTCCGTGATTAGTTCTTGGATGACTCCGGGAGCGGTCTCCGTCATCTCGCCGTACCCGATCCCGCCAAAGAACTTAGCCACCGGGTACTACACCTCCGTTATGCCTCGTCGCGCGTGAACGTCCACTCGTCGTTGACGTTGTCAGCCAGGTAGTAACCGGTAGCCGGAGTGGCCACGACGGTGATGCTGGCGCCGGCCGCGATGGCCGCCTGTGCACCGGTGCTCAGAGTCGCTCCGGTGTCCTTGTTCTTGTAGACCACACCAGTGGTGGCCACGATGGTCACGACGCCGGTGCTCGCCACGAAGGTCGGAGCGTTCGGCGAAGCCACCAGCACGTCGTCGCCCGCGACGGCCATGAAGATCTGGGCCGACTTGAGCTTCGTGAGGGCGCCGGACATGCGCGCCTCCATGAGATACTTGTACTGGTTGTAGTCGATGTCGAAGAAGTCGAACTGCGAGATCTCGCCGCCGCGGTTGGTACCGACGTTGTAGTCGACCAGGTTGACCAGGATGCAGAGCAGGTTGTCCACGGACTCCATGACCTCGACCGGGATGATCGCGGCGACACGAAGCTCGCTGGCCAACTCGTCCAGCGTCCGGTAAACCCGGCGGCCGACGGCGTCACGAAGAGTCATAAACTCCGCGATGACCACCTCGGTCGTGTACATGGTGGGCTGACCGGTGCCCTTGTAGTAGCGACGTGCCCGGAGCATCGCGTCGACCAGTTCGGTGTAGCTCGAGCTGGCGTTCAGGAGATTGACGTTGAACGTCTGAGCGTAGTAGTCGTGGTCGTAGAGGATCGACCGGATACCGACACCATCGGTGCCGCCGTTCGGGTCCTTGATCTTGTCCTCGTCGTCAGACTCGCGACCGTCGCTGATGAGGATCGCGCGAGCGATTTCCTCTTCGAACATGAGCCGGATCTCGCCCCAGAGCCAGGCGACGACGTCGAAGTCCTGGATGTCGATGATGTCATCGCGGTCCAGCTTCTGCTTCTTGTAGACGGTGGTCGCGCTGGTCGTACGCCGGGAGACGGAAATGAACTCTTCCTTCTTGAGCGTACCCTTGACATAACCCTTCGCCCGAGCCTCGTCGAGGGTCAGGTTCGCGGACAGCGTCTTGATCTTGGAGAACGGGGTCTTGTGGGTGTTGGTGAGAACCGACTTGACCCACTCGGTCCGGCGCTTGTCCCACTCGGGGGTCGCGCTGACGGCCTGGGCCTCCGGGAACAGAAGCTCGATGTTGTCGATACCGTGCTTCAGGGCGTGCGCCTCGAGGACCTCCTTGAGGGAGCCCTTGTTGTTCTGCCAGTCGTCGAAGATGCCCTTGATGTCGGAGTGGCTGAGGGTCTTGCCGCCCTGCGGTGCACCGTTCTGGTCGAAGACATTACGGGTTGTCATGTTGGTTCCTTCCTGGTGGATGAGAGCGGTGCCCTCGGATGTAGCCGACTGGGCGGCAGAATCGTCAGCTTCCTCGACCGCGACGCCGATCATGTAGAAGACGGCATTCTTCTGCACGTCTGTGAGGGTGTTGAAGATGTCCTCGAGCGTCTGACCCGAGGTGTCAGCCTCAGCGTGAGAGAGCTCGAGCTCGAGGCCGGTGTAGATGACCGCAGTGTCGTCAGACACGGTCGTGTCGTCCGGATCGTCCGAATGCTGGATAGCGACGTAGTCGATTCGCGCACCCGGGTTCGCACCAGACAGAACTAGGCTAACCTCGCGAATCATGCCATGAAGAACACTCTTCGTCTTGCCGACCATCTTCTCGACCAGTTGATTGGCCCAGATCGACAAAGAGTCGAGATCGCCGTGCTCAACGAGAGCCTTGGCAACCTGACCCTTGGGCGTGTCGTTGAATGACGCGTGGCAACGAACACCGTCGTCGACCGCCTCGAGCATTACGTGTCCCAGAACATTGTCTGGACTGCTGTGACCGTGCTCCCAGACCAGAGGAACCCTCATGCCGTCCATGTGCTTGAACGCCTCGGCAGTGATGATTCGACCGTCGGAGCACTTGAGACCAGCCTTGGTGGCGTAGCCGCTGAAATCAGCTTCCATTTTGACTGTCCCCCTCCTTTGCTTTCTTTGTCGGTTGAGTTGGCTCCGACGGAGCCGGGTTTTCTTCCGGCATGTTCGGATTTCGAAGTTGGTTTGCCTTTTCTTCCTTTGAAGGTCGGTAACCGAGAGACGTCCTGAAGAGGTTGGCCTCGAATACTTCGCCTCGAATGAACACGTCCGCTGCCTCAGCCAGTTCCTTGATCGGAACGAACTTGAACGGGTCTCGGAACGCCATGATGGATTGGCCCTGGCTTCGGGCGGTCTTTGTAAGGAAGGTACGACGCATGGCTTCCAGCACGGAGGTGATGAACGGCTCGATCGTCCGGTTGGTGTAGTTAAGCATCGTCTTCTCGTCGGCCGTACCATTCATGATGTCTGCCGTTAGACCTAGTTGGCTGTACAACATGTCCATCAGGTACTCGACCTGCTTGAGTAGGTTGTTCTCAGCCGGTCGATTCAGCTGGGTAATCTTCTCGGTAGCATCGACATAGGCAATGCCGTACTTACTGCCGTTCAGTTGGTGCTCGAGGTCAGTTCGACGGTTCTGGGCCTGCTGCCGACGCGTCTCGGACTTTACTGCGTACGGCAACTGGATGATAATATCGAGCTTGCCCGAGCTGGACTGCTCGTCAATGACGTCCAGGAGGTTGAGTTTCCGAATAAGGCGCTGAAGAGTCGAGTTCGGCTCATTCATCACAGAGAACATCGGATTCTCGACAATTGCTGTATACTTCTTGTCCACCCAGACCTGTTGACGAGATCCATCACGTTCGTCGTAGAGATTAACGCGAATCTTCGTGGGTGACCATCCCACGATGTTACCCACTCGCATACTCTTGATGTCGAAACCGCCGTTTGACGGATCCAGTGTTGTATCAACAGGAACTACCGCAATGATACCGGCATCGAACATCGACATGAAGATGTCCTGGCGGAAGTGTCGAGCGGCTTGATCGATGTTGGCCTCTACTCTGAGGCATTCTTGTAGACCACTCTTAATGTCCTCGGTGTATTGACCTTCGTCATCAACTCGAACGTGCCGAATTTCAGCCGAAGCTGCATCCATAGCAAGTCGTGTCAAGATCGAGGCCATGATTGATCGTTCGCTTGTCGTGCGAAGACGAGTGCGGTCTGGTCTAGACCCGAACGATCCCGCGGCGGTCCCCAATGAATGCGGGTCTTGATTGCCGTTTACGAATACGTTCCACGCGTGCGAGAGACTCTCCCTTAGACGCGAGAATATAGCCATGTGTCACCTCCCTTCCAGGAAGAAGCGGCGGGGAGGTTGGCTACAGCGCGGTGATCTGCGCCTGGAGCTTGCCGATGGCGACAAGAACGCTGTCGGCCGCGGTCACGGCAGTGGCGCTGGCGACGGAGAGACCAGTCAGAACCGTGGCACGAACCTCAGCCTCGGTGTCGACCTCTCCAGTCTCGCTGGTCTCGAGCACGCCAAGGCGGTACTCAACCTTGCCGACAGCCTCGTTGACCGTGTCAGAAGCCGCAACTGCAGCCGCTTCAACGGCGATCTCGTAGCCGGTGAGCTCGACCTCAGAACCGTCGACGCCCTCGAGCTCGTATGGGGTACCGTCCTCGTTGAAAAATGACACGCGCTCCATGATCTGGTTTGGGGTCGGCGAGGCCGCCTCGACCACGGTAACCTGCTTGGTGATCTGGTTCATTGAACAATCTCCTTAAAACGTTCGAATTGTGAATATGGCCTAAATGTGGCCAGAGTTGACGACGCCAGAAACTCCGCCGACGACGACCGCGCCTCCCACCCTGGAGAGAATATAGAGCGTCCTCTCACGGCCGGACTTGAGCTGCTGAGAAGTATTGTACTCGTTGTTCAGTGCGCGACGCTTCTCCCGAAGAACCTTGCGGGCTGCCCTCCGACCGACGACCTTCTTCTGAGCCTTGTACTCGGCCTTAGCGTCCCTACGATCCTTCGCGTTTGCTCCACTGTTCACTCGGGCTCGAGCTGCGTCGATCGCGTCGTCACGGTCGTACTTCGCCTTCAGTTTCTGCGCCTTACGATCGTCTTTCATCTTCTGAACTTTGGGGCTATTGCGAACGCCCCACTGCATCCCTTTCACACCGAAGTGGATGAGAAGCTCCTCGTTCAGCTCTGGCTTGTTCATCAGATCCATGTTACACCTCCTGTCGGCCAAATATCACTCGAACGCTTCTTTGTGAATCTTGAAGGCAACGAAAGCGTCCATCAACGCTGCCACGTTGTCGATCTTCTCCTCGTAGCGACGCTTAAGGAGCTTTCTGTTACCATTCGTGTCTTCCACTGTGATCGCGTTACCCATAGCGAACTGCATGAGCGCTTGATCGAAAAGAAGAAGACGTTGGCCGGCGAGGTGTTTCAATTCGCCGAGAGGAACGGACTCAGTTCGAGCCCCTTGTTGCACTTTCTCGATTCCGAAGGGTCCGTTCTCCATCTCGTATCGAGCAACGAACTCTTTGGCATTGTACGGGTCGAATCCGAATGCTCGAACGTCATAACTTTTCGACTCTATGAACGCTTCGAGATCGTCGTAGACTTCCATCATGTCGAGAATCGTTCCCTCGAGCACGTGAAGACTTCCCTCGAGTATGAACTCGTCGTACTTCTGCCGCATAGCTCCTGGGAGCTTCTTGAGTGTCAACGAAGTGATGTAGCTCCTCGTCTTAACACCAAAGGATCCATTCGGAAGAGGAAAGAGGAAAGTAAAGGCACAGAAGTCGTCACCTTGAGAGAGGTCGGCCCCGAGAGCACACGGCATCTCCCAGAACTCTCGCTGCCGATGAGTCAGAGTCTCCTCGTAGGTGAAGAAATATGTGTAGCCTTCCATAGGAATCCCGAACCGCTTGGCCAGGATGTCGTTCCGCGACGCGGGAGCATTCTCTGCTCTCTCAACGTCCAGTTGATACGTTTCGTAGGAAACCGTCAGTCCGATGTTAGGTTGGGCCTTAACCCACATCGCTGGGTTTGCAACTTCCTCGAGCTCGTCAAGCTTGTAGTGCCAGATAGAGATGTGAGGAGCCTTGTACTCGCCTCGAAGGATCTTAGCGAGTTCCATTTTGACAGTGTCACCGGAACCGTTCCGAACTGTTCCTTCAGAACTGATGGCAACAATCAACCAATCGTCTTCTTTGGAAGCTCCTTGCTCCAAAGCTCCGATGACATCCTCTCTAAGATCTCCAGACAACCATTCGTCGACGGTGGAGACTCTGGGGCGGAGGCCTTGGAGCTTAGCGATGGACATTGGTCTTACCTCGAGGAGAGAACCAGTTAGGAAGTTCTCGATCCCCTTCTTGGTGCTTACTAGCTTCTGCCTAAGGGCCCTATTACCTGTAGTGTTCTGCAGGCTGCCCTCGGTAAGGAATCTGAACAGCGGTCCTCTTGACCGGATGATGGCTGTCCTGAACGGCGCCATGACCTCGTCGGCCTGCTTCATGGTTGGCGCGGTGGTGACCTGGTGGGTCGTCTCGGTGTTGACTACCAGGAAGTAGCTCTGGATGAGCTCGGCGTACATTGACTTGGCCGCGCCTCGTGCCACGATCAGGTACTGCTTGGTGGTCAGTCGAAGTTTGATCGTCCTCTCGACGAACTTACCACCACCCTTACCGTCAGGCTCGAACACACTTCTCTTGATGAAGTAGTACCACCCGAATATCTGTTCCGCCCATACCTTGAACGAGGGAAGCAGGTGGAGATCGCTTCCGTCTGTCAGAGTGAGCTCTCCCTCGCAGTAGCGAAAGAACCCTTCGACAGCTTGATCGTCGTAGTAGAAGTTTGGGTTGGCAATCAGCGCATCGATGCGGTTCATCTCCATCGAGATCTCTCGGTTTACCGGGATCTCTCCACGAACAACCCGCTCACGGAATTCGCCGTAGTACTTCGGCGTTGCCCTATTCGACAGGCTCATTACCAACCCTCCCATCTGTTACAGAGCGAACCACTTCCAGGTCGGTGCCACGCTGTAGGTCAGCGTGATGGTGCTTCCCGGACGCAGGAAGAACGCACCGACGACGCGGCCGGTCGTGACGCCATCGATGGCGACGACGGTCACGGTACCGCCAACGACTTCGACCCACATAAGGTCGTTGGACGTGTTCTCCTGAGCCACGGTCGAGGCCGGGATCGCTGGCTTGCTGGACCAATCGCCGGTCGGCTTGTCGTCGTTGACGGCGGACATGGTCGCGTGATACTGCTGAACATCCATGGTCGTACTCTCCTTCTTGGTTTCTACCTCTTGAACGCTTGGGCTATCAGTTTCGTTGCGTGGTCGTTAGCGAGCTTGGTTGCCTGCTGTTTGCCGACGCCGAGCATAACGTCGCCGACGAATTTCCCGCCGGCCCTTGTGAAGCGAGCGCCCTTCGACGGAGGGACAACCTGAGAATATTGCTTCTCGAGATTCATGCGCTCGACCAACGTCTTAAGCTCGGCATTACTGAGTGTCTTAACTCCTCCCGCGCGCGCCTTCTCGCGAGCAGCAGTGGCTGTCTGGTGGTCGCCTGAGGCAGCACGAGCAAGCTGCTTCTCGCTTCGACGCACTCCCCACTTCATTCCCCGAACACCGAAGTGGATCAGAGCGTTCTCGTTGTCGTCGCTCATCTCGAAGTCTTCTTCGTACTTGTCGTCGAGTTCGTACTCCGACCCGTCGTAGTCTTCGTACCATAGAGCCACCGTGTCGAAGTTGACACTGTAAATCGTACCGCCATACTCGCGCGTGTCCTCGTGCGCGGGAGACTCTGGGTATCCCATCGTCATGTGCGGAATATAGGTCGGGAACTGTTCGGCGTTGTGGTAGGCCTCAGCGACGGCTCGATTGTCCAGGAGATATGCGCGAACCTCTTGGAGCATCTTGAGGTTGTACTTGGAGAAGAGAAGGACATCCGCATCCTTCGGCCCAAGCGTATCGCGTCGATCGACCGTAAGACCGAACCGACACATCGACGTCTCGACCACGTGCTCGAGATACTCGTCGATCTGGTCGAGATCTTCCACATCTTCGCCGAGATATAGAAGTGTCAGATGTGGAACCTTCTCGCTGGAGATCTTCCAAACGTAGTCTTCCTTAGAGGGGATGGCTACGATCGATACTCTGCTCATGTGCCCTCCTTTCAGGCAGCGTTCGGATCGGTCCAGCCGGTGGTCTCGCGGTAGTACGAGATGCGAGTCTCGTGCTCGAGAAGTTGCTCCTTCATCGCGTCCATGTGGTAGCCCACGGTTGGCGGGTCAAATAACACCCGGACCTTGAGGTACATGTAGGTGCGGATCAGGTTGTATCGAGGATCGTCATCGTAGAAGTCGGCCCACTCAGCAGAGGAATCCTCGATCTCGAAGCCTAACTCAGGACCGACGCCGAGTTGGTTCAGTACAGAGAAGGCTGAGTTGATGTGCATCACAATATCGACGTCGAAGTGTGTAACGCCTACGTCGATACCCAATGCCTTCTTGACGCTCGTGAGGATGCTGTTCTCCATGTGGGCCACCTCCTTCGGTGGATAGGATTACCCGCGGTAGCCGTGCTTCTTCAGATGCCACATAGTGTTTGGACCGACAATCCCGTCCTGCGTGATGCCGACCCTGCGCTGGAACTCCATGACCCAGGCCTCAGTCTGAGGACCGAAGTCTCCGTCACACACGATCATCTGACCCCGCTTGTACGAGACAGAAAATCGGTATGCCGAGAAGTTGGTCCTGAAGAAGATCTGAAGGTTCTTGACCTTGGGTCCCGTGTCACCCTTCTTCATAACCAGGACGTTCGGAGGAGGAGTTACTGGACCAGAACCTGGCGATGCGAATACGATCGGCCAGCTAGATGCGTTCTCGTCATCCGCGGCCCAGCCGGAGATATGCGGATGGTCCTTGTGTGGGTTAGAGCCGGTGTAAGCTCGCACGACCCAACCGTTCGAACGCGACCAGATCTTCTCGTTGAAGATCACGTAGTACAGACGAGCCTGGCTTGCTGGATCGGCGACCAGACGAGTGACGAAAGCGTTCGCTTCAGAAAATGTGAAGTTGCCGCCGATCATCACGTCGATCGCACGGTGCTCTGGGTTGCTGTCGGCGTCGGTCTGAGGGGCATCGGTCCCAGGTCGGTCGTCCTCGTAGTGATCCGAAGGCGATCCTGGTGCTGTCCGAATTCCGTAGACAACAACGCCCGGCCAACGATTGACAATATCGTTAGTCAGGGCTTGCATGTTCGCTGAACGCATTGGGTTCTCCTTACTCTTACCACAGTCGAGTGTCGCCTCGCTCCCTAGGAATATGCACATAGGGTAGCTGAGTCTCATCGCCGTAGTGGATGGCGTTGTGAGTTCCATGTGAAACGGTGATTAGATACTCCGGGTCGAGTATCGACATGTCGCCGTCGACTATCTGGTCTCTTGTCATCGGGTTCATGTGGTGAATATACAAACCCTTGTGGATCTCATACCCGAGGATTCCTAGATCACAACCCTCATCTCTGAGAATAACTTCACGACGAACTAGACGCCATTGAGCCGACATGTAAAACTGCTGGTTGATCCACCGATCGTAACCGAAGGTTCTGTCCCCGACATGACCGTCCAGTTTCAAGTAAGAAAAACGAGACAGCATGGTATCGAGTCTACGAAGTTCGCTGTAGCTTCTAACCCTCGTCATAGTCCTGTTCCTTCGGCGGCTCTTGACCGGAATAAGATCTGAATGCGGCCAGCGCATCACCGATCAACTCTTCGATTCGACTCGTGGCAGCCAGAGCATTGACCTTCGCCATCTGGAGCTCCACTTCGGCAGCCAGTCGCATCTGCTCGAGCTGCTCACGAGTCGAACCCAGCTTAAGGTAGTGGGTGATGACCTGTGCCGAAGCCGTCCCATCCCTCAGCTGTTGTTCGGCGCGGTCCACAGCCAGTGCAATCAGCTGATTCTCACGCCCCTCAGGAGTTGTGGCCCGTCGGCGTGGACTTTGAGGCGGCTCAGACTCACTATCCCGTCTACTGACCATAGTTACAACTCCTTTCGGCCTAGTTTAGAGGGGCTCCAGAAGCCGAAATTTTGAGCCAAAAAGGCCCCCGGAGCAAAATTTTAG